ACGAATTGCCGACAAAATATCTTAATACATATTCAAACATCGAGAAATATATCACAAATAGAAAGGCGGTGCAGCTTAATGGCAAAGATATCATTACAGGCCCAGGCGGAAGAGTTGATCCGCCAAGCGCAGGAAAAGGGAGTTAAGAATAATTACTTTTTCGTGACGACATTCAAGCGTTACCAGGTTCAGCTCAGCATGCTCGAAAGATTAGAGGCCGTCATCAAATCGGAGCCGTCTATTGTCGAGAAGGAATATGTCAAGGGCAGAAAAAACATCGTGACGCATCCGGCCATCACGGAATACAACAAGACATCAACGGCAGCCAATCAGACGGCTTCAACGCTGCTTAAGATTATCACAACATTTGCTGAGGAACAATACGAGGACGGCATGGCAGCCGATGAGCTTTAGTGACCATATTCAGCGATACATTGACATCGTAGAAAGCGGGGAGCACCCCACATCGAAAGAAGTCAAAGCCCTGGTCAAGCACGTGAAGTACTGCTTCGAGAACGAGGATATCTACATTAACGAGGAGCAAGCCGTTTAAGAAATTCTGCTCTTTGGCTACACGCTATAGAATATGATCCATTAATTAGGGTTTAGACGGTAGGTAAAATGGGAAATGGAAAATATAAAAAGTGGTTAGAACAAGACGGTCTTATAAAACTTGAAGGGTGGGCACGATCCGGATTAACAGATGCTCAAATATCAAAGAATATCGGGATATGCTGCGGTACGCTGTACGATTGGAAAAACAGGTTTCCGGAGATATCCGACGCCTTAAAAAAAGGTAAAGAAGTTGTTGACTTCGAAGTCGAGAATGCCCTGCTAAAGCGGGCACTCGGATATGAGTACGAGGAAGTCGTTTCGGAGGTCTACACGGAAAGGTCGAAAGACGGAACTGATATCGTCAAGGAGAAGCACGTCAAGAAGGTTAAGAAAACCGTGCCGCCAGACACACCAGCGGCAATCTTTTGGCTTAAGAACCGCAAGCCTACTGATTGGCGGAACAATCCGCCGACGGATGCAGACCGGGATGCTTTGAGTTTGCTGGATAAGGTAATCGAGAGGGTAGACGATGTTGTTCACACCGAAGCAGAATAGGTTTTGGCTCGGGTGCAGCCACCGGTGGAATATAAAAGAAGGCGCTGTCCGTAGCGGAAAGACCTACATGGATTACTTCTTAATCCCTAAAAGGATCCGGGAGTGTAAAGGAGACGGTTTAATCGTCATTCTCGGAAATACGCAGGGGACGATTGCGAGAAACGTGCTCGACCCGATGCGGGCGATGTGGGGGGATAAGTTCGTCGGAAGGCCGTCAAACGATAATACCGTCAGGCTGTTCGGAAAACGGGCGTACGTTCTTGGCGCAGACAAGGTATCACAGGTCAGCAAGATCCAGGGGGCCGGGTTCGAGTACGCCTATGGCGACGAAATAACCACGTGGCAAAAATCGTTCTTCGAAATGCTTAAATCCAGGCTCGATAAGCCGAATTCAAAATTTGATGGCACGTGCAATCCGGATAACCCAAATCACTGGTTTAAGAGGTTTCTGGATAGCGACGCCGATATTTTAAGACAGAAATATACTATTGACGATAACCCTTTCCTCGCGCCTGAATTCGTAGCGAACCTAAAGCAAGAATATTCTGGAACCGTATATTATCAGAGATTCATCCTGGGGGAATGGTGCGCGGCCGAAGGTGCCGTGTACGATCTGTACGACGAGAAAAAGCACATCGTCGACCATGCGCTGGAACCACTTAAAGAAGGGTGCTACATCAGCTGCGACTACGGGACGCAAAATCCGACGGTATTTCTCAAGTGGAAGCAAGGGACCGTCACGGGAACATGGTATCTCGTCGATGAATATTATTATAGTGGGCGTGATGAGCAGAGACAGCGGACCGACGCAGAGTTTTCGGCGGACCTATCTTATTTTATTGGCGCAGACAAGCTAATAAAGGTAATTGTCGACCCGTCAGCGGCATCTTTTATCGCGCAGCTAAAACAGGACGGGTATTCGGTCAACAGCGCAAATAACGCGGTCCTCGACGGAATTAGGTACACAGCTTGCCAGCTAAGCATTGGGAGGATAAAGGTGTACGCGAAATGTAAGAATACGCGAGCTGAATTCATGTCTTATGTGTGGGATTCAAAAGCTTCGGACCGCGGCGAAGATGCTCCACTCAAACAAAATGACCACTGCATGGATGCCCTGCGGTATTTTGTCTATACGGTACTTAAAAAACGCTCCGGCTTGAATACCGGGATTACAGGAGGTATTTAATATGATTTATAGGATGGCTGCGGGAACGGCCATGACGCCGGAAGTGCTGGCGAAGTACATCGGGTATCACAAGCGGGATGTTGGCATGTTCCTCGGAAAGCTTGACCGGGCGTACCGTGGAGATTATGACATATTTCATCAGACGTCAAAACCAAAGTGGAAGCCGGACAACAGAATCGCATTTGGTTTTGCAAAATATATTGTTGACACAATGAACGGGTATTTCATGGGTACGCCCGTCCGTATAACGCATGACAACGCCGATGTGAATGATTATTTAGAGCTTTTAGGCCAGTACAGCGGCGTGGATGATATTGACGCTGAATTGGGTAAGCTCTGCGACGAGTTCGGACTTGCCCACGAAATTTATTACTGCGACGAAGATTCAAAATTATGCATCCAGCAGGTTTCGCCGATGGAATCATTCATGATTTACGACGAAACAATTCTAAACCGGCCGATGTATTTCGTACGCTATTACCGCGATTCCAACAATGTTGAGCGCGGATCCTGGTCAGATACTACCGTTGTGCAGCATTTCGTCCGTTCCGGTGCGTACCGGTGGGATGGCGAGGCAACGGAACATCATTTCGGCGATGTACCAGCAACGGAATTTATTGAAAATGAAGAACGTATCGGACTTATCGCCGGGGCGCTGTCCCCGATTAACGCATTTAATAAGGCGATTTCAGAAAAGGCGAATGATGTTGACGCCTTCGCGGATGCCTACCTCAAAATCATCGGTCCGAAACTGAGCAAGGAAGACCTGAATTTCATTAGGGACAACCGAATCATTAACTTGGATACAGAACTTGAAGCCTCGAAAGTAGCGGTTGAATTTTTACAGAAGCCTAACGGCGATACCACGCAGGAAAATCTGTTAAATCGCCTGTATAAAGGGATTTTCCAGATGTGCATGGTAGCGGACCTGTCAGACGAAAGCTTTGCTGGTACGGCTTCAGGCGTGGCGCTTAAGTTTAAATTACAGGCCATGAGCAACCTCGCCGATACAAAGCAGCGGAAGTTTGAAGCATCCTTAAACCGGCGGTATAAAATACTATTTTCGAACCCGTTAAGCACGGTGCCTGCCGATAGTTGGATAGGGATTGATTATAAATTTACAAAAAACCTACCGGCGAATGTCTTGGAAGAATCCCAGATTGCAAAGAACCTTGAAGGTGTCGTAACTAAACAGACACAATTATCTGTTTTGTCCATCGTGGACGACCCGAAGCGAGAGGCCGAAGAAGTCGAAAACACTACGGCGCAAGTCCCAATGGTAAACAATGTGTTAACAGGTGGTGGCACGAATGGCAACGTCAGCGCATAGCGATTATTGGCGCAAACGCGAACTTGATCATATCAAGGCCATGAATAACGCGGGTATCGACTACGACGCCAAAATAGACGATATTTATGACGCGGCGATAAATAACATACAAACGGAAATAGACGCCTTTTATGGCAAATATGCCACGAAAGAAGGCATAACGCTGGCCGAAGCGAAGCAGCGTGTTGATACCGTGGATGTCCAGGCATTTTCAAATAAGGCGAAGAAGTACGTTGAGGAAAAAGACTTCTCTCCGGAGGCTAACGATGAACTAAGGCTTTACAACGCTACAATGAAAATCAATCGCCTGGAGCTGCTTAAATCGAAGATCGCGCTGGAACTCGTCGCCATGGGTAGCGATACCGAAAAGTATGTCGATAAGACCTTGACCGGCGAAGCGGAAGAGGAAGTCAAACGGCAAGCCGGTATCCTTGCTCAGACGCTTGATACTTTCGATGCTAAAAGAATAAAGCAAGTTGTGACGGGTTCATATACAGATGCCACGTTTTCACAGCGTATTTGGGGCAATAACGAGAGTTTAAAGCGGAACCTGGACACTTTATTGACACAATCAATAATCAACGGGAAACACCCGAATGTGCTTGCACGGGATTTAAAAAAACAGTTCGGCGCTTCGCAGTATGAAGCAGAACGCCTGATGCGCACGGAATCCGCAAGGGTTCAGTCACAGATTACAATGGATTCTTACAAAGAAAGCGGCATTAAAGAATATGAGTGGGTATCTGAACCTACCGCCTGCCCAACGTGCAGCTCGCTCAACGGTAAGCATTGGAAAGTGGAAGACGCACAGGTCGCCAGTGTTTCGCATCCTATGTTCCCGATGCACCCGAACTGCCGGTGTGCGGTAATACCGGTCACTGATCCGGAATATGACGAGTGGCTTGATTATATCGATAAAGGCGGGAATGAAGCCGATTGGGAAGACTGGAAGAACGGGAAAGGTGTTGCGAAAAACGGTCAAAATGGCTATAATACATTCGATAAGCAAGAACTTGTAAACAATAATTCCATTTTATCCATGATGGTTTCAGCTTTGGATAATGAGGGCGTAGATTATAATGAAATACGGCCACATGGTAAAAATGTCACAGAGCAAGAAATCATCCAGCAGTTAAGCGGCGGGGATATGACCGGAGGCTCTTGCGCCTCTTTGGGGCTTGCCTATGTCGGTCAGAAGGCTGGCTACAAAGTCTTAGATTACAGAGGCGGTAAAAGTCAGGATTACTTTTCCGGCGCAATCAACGTCTTCAATATCATGAAATTTGATGGGGCAAACCAAATAACTGCGAAGGCAAGATCCGAAATAACGGCAGGAAAACGGCTGTTGAAGAAGATTGAGAAGGGGAAAGAATATTATTTCACTTGCGCTAATCATGCGGCCATTGTAAGACAAAATACTGATGGAAAATACCAATATCTCGAATTGCAGTCAGAAGTGAAGGAAGAAACAGGATGGACTGATTTTGACGGGAATCCCGGTTATACATTAAATCAGAGATTCGGGGCGTTCAGAAGCGGTATGGATTATATGGCTCGAATGTGCGATGTACAAGACCTCGCGCAAAGCGATGAATTAAAGGTATTATTAGGATATCTGAACACGGATGAAAGCAAGCAATTGAAAGGGGCTGAGGGCCACGTCAAATAATTTTTATAAAAAGAATAAGAACGATAAGATATATTGGCTTGATAACCCCGATAAAATAGGCGAATGGGTGTTTACCTTCGACAAAATCAAGCTCTACAACATGTTTAGTGATTATCCATATAAATTAAGCCCCGAAGAAAAAGAGATTTTCGACAAAGAAAATCCATACTGGAAGAAGTTCTTTTCCGGGAGACAATAATACACTGTCAACCACCAGTCAGCAAGCCGGTGGTTTTTTAATGCGTAAAATCAGAAGGGATGCCGTTGAACGTTGATATTTTAGGTACACAGTACAAGATTATTTATTCAGATCCAAAGGCCGACAAAATGCTGTCCGACTGCGACGGATACATCGACCGCACGGTTAAAAAGATTGTTATTTGCGATTCTTCTGAGGATTCAGAGGTTTCGGACAGGGAGTGGAACAAGCGGTTGTCGCTGCGCCACGAGATTGTCCATGCCTTTATGCTTGAATCCGGGCTTGCGTATAACATGGAGCATAAGCCTATCGGGATTGAAGAAACCATGGTGGACTGGATTGCGATACAATTCCCGAAGATGTTGCAGGCATTTGAAAGCGTCGGCTGCTTATGATTGATGTAGAAGTTAAACCTAATGGCGTAAAGCTGACCGGCCATGCGGGGTATGCGCCGCAAGGTCTTGATATCGTCTGTGCGGGGGTGAGCGCCTTGTTCATTGGGCTGCTTAAATCCATCCAAGAGCTTACAGACGATGAACCCGCGCATATCATCGCGCCGGGTAACTCAATGTTGGAAATTAAGAATCCGTCGAGCAGCGCCATGCTGCTGATTGATTCTTTTTTTGTTGGCATAACGGAAATGGCTGACTACTATCCTGATTATGTCAAGGTGTCCAGGCGTGAGTGACATTAAACCTTACGGATATAGTGCAGGCGTGGATCACTTTAAAAGCTACGGTCGCGGCAGGCGTGGGACCGCTTAAAAAACTACGGAAATTTGCGAAAATTTAAAAAATCGGAGGAATTAACATGAGAAATCCAGTATTGGCACAGAATGAATTCGAGAAAATGATTGGCACCGACTATATGCTGCAGCTATTCGCGGACGAACCAGCTGGAAGCGGCGAAGGCGGTGCAGGCGGAGATTCGGGCGAAGGCGCGGCTAACCAGAAGACTGGTACGGGCGGAGATTCGGGCGAAGGCGCGGCTAACCAGAAGACTGGTACGGACGGAGAAAAATCGAAAGCCAAATACTCGGACGACGACCTCGACAAAATCATCGCCCGGAAATTATCCGAGGAACGTAAGAAGCAGCAGAAAGTAGTAGACGAAGCGAAGCGCCTTGCGGCAATGTCCCAGGACGAAAAAGTCGCGGAAGAATTAAAGAAGGCGCAGGAAGAACTCAAGGAGCTGCAGCGGCAGAACGCCATCGACAAAATGGCGAAAGTAGCGCGTGGCATCCTCTCAGAAAAGAGCATTAATCTGCCAGACGATCTGTTAAGCACTCTGGTGACAGAAGATGCCGATACGACGAAATCAAATGTTAACCAATTTGCAAAACTTTTCGAAAAAGCCGTGAATGAAGCGGTTAAAGAAAAGATGAAGGGGACAACGCCCAAGACCGGCAGCGCCGCGTCTGGGCTGTCCAAAGAAGATATCGCCAAAATCAAGGACCGTAAGGCCCGTCAGCAGGCGATTAAGGACAATATTAATTTATATATTGGAGGCACGAACTAATGAATAAGGATTATTTGCAGCTGTTCGCCGCTGAAACCGGCACAATCATTACCACGGACTTGGAACCCGCGATTTCCGTTGATTTTACCAGCAGAATTGCCGAAAACATCACGGAATTACAGACATTACTGGGTATCACCGAACTGATTCCGATGTCGGCGGGCAACCTCGTTAAGATTTATAAGACTTCTATCGCCAATACTCCGGCGCAAGTCTCCGAAGGTGAAACCATCGCCCTGACCGAAGTCAAGCGCGAACTTGCCGCCACCATCGAACTTAACCTGAATAAATACCGTAAAAAGACCACTGCCGAAGCTATTCAGCGTTCCGGCCGTGAAGTTGCTGTTAATACCACCGATGAAAAGCTGATTTCAAGCGTCCAGAAGGCTATTAAAGCGACGTTATACTCCACCCTGGCCACCGGTACTGGTACAGCATCCGGCACTAACCTGCAGAAGGTTCTTGCGGCATTGTGGGCGGCCCTGCAGAACAAATACGAAGACGAAGATGTATCCCCGGTATTTTTTGTCAATCCGGTGGATGTGGCCGATTACCTCGGTACTGCGCAGATCACCATGCAGAATGCCTTCGGCTTTACCTATATCCAGAATTTCCTCGGTTTAGGTACCGCCATCGTATCGCCTCAGGTGACCGCAAAGAAGCCCATTGCTACTGTTACGCAGAACATCAACGGTGCATATGTACCGGCATCCGGTGACGTCGGCCAGACCTTTAGCCTGATTTCTGATGCTACCGGTTTAATCGGTATGACCCACTATGTAGCAGGTGATAATGCGTCCGTCAACACACTGATTCTGTCCGGCGTGAAGTTCTTCGTCGAATATGCAGACGGCGTATTCGTCGGTACCATCGCAGCTGGGGCTTGATGGGTGGCGATATGGATTATAGAGTAATCGACAATTTCTGCGACTTGCAGGATGACGACTATTATTACGGCGTGGGGGATACTTTCCCCCGCCCGGGTAACGACGTCTCTGACAAGCGCGTTAAGGAATTAAGCGGTACTTCCAACGCGGCTGGGAAGCCGTTGATTGAGAAAGTGACCACGGATAAGAAGGAAGCAGAAGATAAGTAGGAGGGGCGATTATGGCGGTTTTAGACGAAGTCAAGCTGATGCTTGATATTACCGACGTTGATATGGACGAGAAACTTGGCCTTATCATCGCGAACAGTCAGAAAAAGCTACTCACCTATCTTCCCTCCGGTACCATCGAAGTCCCCGACGCCTTAAGCTACATCGTAACGGAACTATCCGTGACACGGTTTAACCGTATCGGCAACGAAGGCATGACCGCATACAGCCAGGAAGGCGAAAGCATTACTTTTGACAGCGATGATATGGCTCCATATCTATCAGCTATTAATGCCTATAATGCCGCGCAGACAGATGCTACATCAGGGGTGGTGCGTTTTTTATGAGGTACGATACTAAGGTTTATTTCGTGTCTGAAAAAAAGGCGTATGACCCCGATACGGGCGTTTGGAGCGACGCATCCAACGCGAAGGTCCTTCGTCGCGCGAACGTCACGGATATGGGCGCTCAGGTACAGCAGGCGGTATTCGGGGACGTTAAACCGACCCGGAAGGTCGTCAGGCTGCAGCATGCCCACGGCGACGCCTACGATTATATCCAGATAGGCGCTGATAGGTATTATCCCGATACGGAGCATTACCCTTCTGCGCGCCAGACATTAGTGGTGATCCGCGATGGCTGATATTCAAATCATCGGCCTTAAAGAGCTGGAACAGAAGCTAAAGGAAGGCGTTACGCTGAATAGCGTTAAAAGGGTAGTCAGGAAAAACGGGCGTGAGCTTCAGGGCGAAGTCGTGAAACACGCCGGTGAATCGACGTTTAATAAAGGCTATTTCACCGGGAACTTAAAACAGAACGTCGCGGCGCAAGGATACACCGAAAAAGACGGAGGATTGACCGTCGAGGTCGGAACGACCGTTGAGTATGGTCCTTACCTGGAATATGGAACGCGCTTCATGGAGAAGGAAGAGTATATCGCACCTTCACTTAAAATTCAGGAGCCTAAATTCAAGGCAGACCTTAAGAAGTTGGTGAAATGACATGAAAACAGCAGATCAGGCCGTGCATGACTACTTGTGGAAATACCTGTCCGGTACCATGGATGTGTACGAAAGCAGGCCCATGACAGACGTCGCCTATCCTTTCGCTGACTTCGACGATTTCGAGACTGGGTTTTCCCCGACGAAAAGCGGGATGCTGGCAAAGGTAACGGCGGTAATTAATATCTGGGGTACTGAGGACAACCGGGCATCGGTATCAGACACGGCATACGGGCTAATCAATGCCGTCCAGAGCGTAAAAACGATGTATGATTTTGCGGTATCTCTCAGGCCGTCGGAATCATCGGTAAAAGTAACGCAGGACCGGACGGTGACGCCGCCGGTCTGGCGGGCCATGGTGACCATGGTTTTTGATATTTAGGAGGTATAAAAAAATGTCGGTAGTAAAAGGCGACCGAATCATTTATCTTTATAGGATTTTAAGCGAAGCGTCCACATCGGACGCGACAGGCATCGCGTTTACGACTGAAAATAGTAAATCAATCAGCCGTGACAGCGATTCTGTGTCCACGAAAGACGGCACTATCAGGGTTCCGAAGAACTCAGAAACGGAAATTAAGACCACGGCAATCTTCTCGTCCGAAGGCAAGGCGATGATTGATAAGCTGAAAGAAGCGGTTAAAAAAGGCACTATGGTCGAAGTGTGGGAAGTCAATCTGGACGTAAAAGGCACCGAAACGGCTGATCTTAATAAATATGCGTCAACTTATTTCCATGCCTACGTGACAAGCTTTGAGTTGACTTCTAACAGCGAAGATCACGCCGAAGCGTCGCTTGATTTCGCGGTGGACGGCGACGGCGTAGACGGTTATGCCACGGTATCTGATTCGCAGCAGACTGTTGCCGCGTTGGCGTTTAAGGATACGGCCAAATCGGCTTAAAACGGATAGGGCGGACGCCGCCCTTTCTTTATTTTTTGGAGGGATAACGAATGTTTGAAATTGAAATTGATGGTACCGTCTATGAGTTTAATTTCGGGATGGGTTTCTTACGCGATATTAATCGCAAAGTTAAAATGCCCGTAGACGGAGCGCCGAAACTCGAAAAGAACGTCGGTCTGCGGATGATGATCGCAGACCTGTACGATGGGTCCGTCGAAGCCTTATGCGACGTCTTAGACAGCGCGAATAAGGGAAATAAGCCGCGTTTAACGCAAGCACAGCTTGACGCCTACATCGATGATGAAAACACCGATATTGATGAACTGTTTAACACGGTGATGGATTTTTTATCGAAAGCGAACTGTTCACGCAAGACGATGGATCTGATGAAGGATCTGGTGGAACAGGCGAAACAGAAGGGGATAGCGACGGTTTAGATTTCGAGGAAGTTTACCACGAAGTCGCCGTCAATTGCTTCCGATTTTTCGGATTCAATAGCTTTCGCGACGTTGATTCTTTGACCTTTCCCCAGTACAAGATACTCGCAGAAGCGTATAGGCTTAAAAACGTCGATATAGACTATATGGCCCATTGGCAAGCTTACCTTAACTTTTCCGTGCAGGCTGAAAAAAAGGCTGGAAAATACAAGACGAAGCCTGTTTACGGCACGTTCAAAAAATTCTTTGACTACGAACGGGCGCTGAAAGACGCTATGAACAACGGGGATACTGAAACCTTCGGGGAATCGCGCTTTGAAGGAATCGGGGAAGCACTTAAGAAAGGCGGCGGATAATGTCAGATTTTTCGGTTAAGGCGGTATTATCCGCTGTTGATAAGAACTTTTCATCGACCATGAAAGAGGCTTTGGGCTCCGCTGGTTCGCTGCGTTCTCAATTATCCAGCGGACTTGGTTTTGGCATCTTAAGCGGAATCGGGCAGCAGGCGTTCACCTCAATCACTAACGGCATTACCAGCATGATGTCGGAAATGTCCTCGGCTGGTTCCACCTGGCAGACTTTCACTGCGAATATGCAGATGAACGGCAAATCTGCGGATGAAATTGCCAGAACGAAAAACGAGCTGCAGAAATTTGCAGAACAAACGATATATTCGTCCAGCGATATGGCGTCTACCTTCGCTCAGCTTGATGCTGTCGGCACTAAGGACACGCTGGAACTCGTCAAGGGGTTCGGCGGCCTGGCTGCTGCCGCAAATGACCCGAAACAGGCCATGAAGACATTAAGCCAGCAGGCCACGCAGATGGCTGCGAAGCCGAAAGTAGCGTGGGAGGACTTTAAGTTAATCCTTGAGCAGACGCCTGCCGGTGTCGCCGCTATTGCTAAGACCATGGGCATGAGCACCCAGGACCTTATTAAAAATGTTCAAGACGGGACGCTTGCGACACAGGACTTCTTCGACGCCATCGAAAAGACCGGGACAAATACCGCTTTTACAAAGCTGGCAACACAGTATAAGACAGTCGGCGACGCCATGGATGGTTTGAAGGAAACCGTTTCAAATAAACTATCCCCCGTTTTCGACACGTTTTCAAAGTCTGCGATTAGCGGGATTGGGGGCATCATCGACAAATTGAGTTCGATGGACTTTACGACCTACGCTAACATTATTCAGGGCGGTATAAATCAGCTTTCTGGCCCGTTTTCTGACGCTGCTAAGGCCGTTTCTGATGCGCTCGGACAAATGAATGGGCACTTCGGCGACACGCAGAATTTAACTGGTTTCGCGGGTGCTGTCGATGGTGTTGTTAGTGTCCTTAAAGGTTTCGCTGGTTTTGTCAAAGACCACGCTGACCAGATTGCATGGCTGATATCAAATCTACCGAAGCTCGCAGCGGCATTCGTCGGATTTAAAATCCTTAAATCCATCGTTCCGTTTCAGGCTGCATTTGCTAAAGCGATTAGTGATCTTGCCGCAAAAGGGATTGAAGGTCTTGCGACTAAACTATTTGCGACGGCAGCCGGGGAAACCGCAGCCGGTACCGCCAGTGAAGAATCGGCCGGATCTGTTATGTCGGCGGCTGTCTCATTCCTTGCTTTAGGCGCGGGAATCCTCTTAGCTTGCGTCGGCGTCGCGCTTCTGGCGCAGTCGGCTATCGCGTTGACAAGCGCCGGGCTTCCGGCCATCGTCATGATGGTGGCTCTCGTGGCCATCGTCGTTGTTATGGCTGCCGTACTTGCGTACCTCGGACCCGTGTTAACACTCTGCGCCGTCGGTATTCTGGCCTTCGGTGTTGCTATGGCCTTGCTTGGTGTCGGGGCTCTTGCCGCCGGTGCTGGTATCCTGTTGGTATCCATGGCCCTTCCGAACATTGTCCAATATGGGCTTGCGGGTGCCGGGGCTATCGTATTATTAAGCGCCGCAATGCTTGTATTCGCCGTTGGCGCTTCCGTTGCTGGTGTTGCCTGCATTGTGCTGGCTGCCGGACTTATTGTTTTAGGCGTCGGGCTTATCGCGGCAGGTGCGGGAGCGTTGATAGCTGCCGTAGGTTTCGCGGCGCTTGCCGTTGCGGTATTAGGTGTTGGCGTCGGGCTTGCAATTTCCGCGGCGTCAATTGTTGTAATGGCCGCATTATTACCGCTCGTGGCCGCCGGGGCGTTATTGTCCGCGGCTGGCCTTACGCTTTTATCGGCCGCATCGATGGCGATGGTCATTGCTTCGGCGGCCTTGATAGTGGCCTTTGCCGCATTGCTTGTACCGCTTGCCGGATTCACCGGCGCTATGTGGGCGGCCGCAGCTGGTGCTGGGGCGCTTGCCCTGGCTTTAGGCTCCGTGCAAGGGAGCGTTAACGATATCGCAAATAAGGCCATGACGGCGGCGTCTGCGTTGACCATGATGGTCGGGGCCGTTGACGTTGTTAATACGGGCCTTGATGCGCTTGGTGGAATCGCACAAAGCGCGATGTCCAACATGGAGGCGGCTTTTAATGGCGCGACGGGAAATGTTATCCAGGCCGGGGCCGCCATGATGTCCGGATATGCTGCTGCTATATCGTCCGGAGGGAATCAGTCTGTGTCAATCGCCATCGCTATTTCTGCAGCCGTAGCAAGCGCCCTTGGTAGCGCTGCTGGCAGTGCTTATAACGATGGGTATCAAATTGGTGCCGGACTTGCGAACGGGATGTATTCAAGCCTCGGTGAGGTTTCTGCCGCCGCTGACGCCATGGTCGCAGAGGTTGACCGCGCCATCCGTGCGAAGGCACAAATTAACAGCCCTGCGCGTATGACCACGAAATTAGGTCGCTATCTCGGATTAGGTTTGCCGAAAGGTATCAGAACGACTTTCGGAGAAATTAAAAAAGCTTCGCAGCAGATGGTCAATATTCCGGCTGCAGCGGCAACAGGCGGCGGGTATAACGGTAATTATCAGTTGAACGACAATTATAGTTATACGCCGACCGTATACGTCGATGCACAGGTCAAGTCCATCATGGATGGCCGTGAAGTTGGCTACGGATCAGCACGATACGTGCAGGAAAAAAATGATTTCGACACGACCAGAAAGGCCCGTCTTGGAGGTAACGCCTGATGTACGCATTTAAAGATATTACAGACCATACGGTCGAAAGCACACAGAAACTCAGCGAAGCCTTATCCATCGACGGGAAGTATGTGGAAGATAACGTGGAAGGGTATCGCACCCTTTCCGTTTCTGGCCGTGAATCGCTTGAATACGACGCTACAGCGGATGACAGGCCGGTCGGTATAGACGGTATGGAGTATTACGGAAAGCGCCAGAAAAGCCGAACATTAAAGATTAAATTTGAATTACAGGCGTCGTCCGCTGATATATTTATGGCCCGATACAGGGCATTAAAAAATTTCTGCAAAGGCCCAGACCGGCTGCTGCGATTTGCAGATGAACCAAATGCTCATTATACCGGAACATTGCTCACAATCGATGAACCCGACGAAGGAAGCATCAACGTCGTATCGGAAATGTCGTTTTACTGCCCAGACCCATATCTTGTGTCAGATATCACAGAAACTGTATCAGCGGCCCTAAATGCAGATGGAAAACTAGTTGCAACAATTAACAACGATTCAAGCGGAAATATTTATCCAGTCTATAAAATTGTGCATAGCAAAGAAAATGGCTATATCGGAATTGTCCATGCCGGTGGCGCTTTTGAAATGGGAAACCGGGAAGAAGCCGATAAGACGGCATACGCCCGGAGTGAAACGCTGGTTCCAACGTTTGAGGCTTATACCGGTACGAACCCACAAAATACCGCATTACCGCTTAATGGCTCATTAACACAAGGAAGTGACGGCTGGTATGCCTTAAATAATGTGGGTTCTGGTGCAGGGTGGCACGGTGGATGTTATAGGGCAAAACTTCCAGCCGATTCGAGTGGAGTAATCGGCGCGAAAAACTTTTATATGTGGTGGGAATCCAAATTTATGACGGGTCTTATGGGTCAAACAGGATTTCAGCAAGTATTATTAAGTGACGAAAATGACGCTTTTATTGGCGGCTTTGGAATCATTAAACCGGATAATGTCGGGAATACGGCCAACGTTATTTTCTGGGTTCCGGGGTACAACGAGTACAAAAATATTGCGTTTACTCCGAGCGTTTATGATGAAAATGCTTTTAACGGGCGCGGAGCTGAAGACATATTGAAAGAAGGAAGCCGCCTAAGATTTTATTATTATGGTGGCTACCATTCCATCGACGTGCCAGCTATCGCGGATAAAAAGGTTACCTACATTTATTTGATTATTGGCGCATTAGGAACGCTGACTAATTTAATCACGGTTAATCGTATCGGTCGGATCTCAGTCGTTAAAAACAACGTTGAAAAGTGGAAGGATGTGCCTAACCGGTACCCGGCGGGAAGCATCGTGACAGTCGATACCGGCACTGATGCAATTACGGTCAATGGGCTGCCGCGCAACGACGAATTGATTACGGGCAGCAATTTCTACGCACTTCCTCCGGGGAAAACGGATGTCGAATTTTATACATCGTCGTGGTGTACGGAAAAGCCTACGGTAACGGTGGAATATAAAAAGAGGTGGTTGTAATTGCTTATCCATATCCATGATAAAAACCTGCATCGGGTCGCGTTTCTCGACAACGAGAAGCCCGACACCCTGCATTTTTTTGACGACACCTGGCACCGGTACCTGGTTGAAGCCACCAGCACGTTTGATTTTTCGGTTCCAAAGACCGGAGACGATGCGCTAAGGTTTTTGACTGAACAGAATTACATTTCGTTCCATTATGACGGCAAGGATTATTTATTTAACATCATGAAGGTGGTCGAAACAGAGCAGAAAATTACCTGTTCATGCGAAAACCTGAACCTCGAACTACTGAACGAACAAGCTGCAGAATTTAAAGCCGCGGAGGCCAAAAGTTTTGAAGATTATTTCAACGATGCCTCGCAAATCGGCGGTCAGAATTATTCGGACCTTGTTATCGGAATTAACGAGATATCGCAATATAAACGGGCACTGGAATGGACCGGAACAGACACGAAACTGGCACGGCTTTTATCCTTAGTCAAGCAGTTTGACGCAGAGTGTGAATTTGTCACGAAACTTAACCGCGACGGTACGCTTGAAAAGATCGTGTTAAATCTATATAAGGCCCACGACGATGATAATCAGGGCGTCGGTACTAGGCGTAAAGACGTTACCTTGTACTATGGAAAGGAAATTAAAAGCGTTCGCCGGACGGTCGATAAAACCGGATTATACACGGCCATCTTGCCAACAGGAAAGGATAATTTAACCATATCCAGCCTATCAGCCAGGACGGTAAAAGACACCGACGGAAAAACCCTGTATTATTCATCGGGAACCAACGTTTATGCTCCGCAATCGGCGCAGATGTACCCGGCGCAGATTGGCACCACGACGGATAAATGGATCTTACTAAGATGGTCATACGATACTGATAACGCAGAAACACTGTACAGTAAGGCGCTTGCGAAGCTCAAAGAAGTTTGCGTACCCGCCATCACTTATGAGGCCGAAGGCACCCTTGATATGGATATCGGCGACACGGTCATAATCAACGATGATAAGTTTTCGCCAACATTATTGTTGGAAGCGCGGGTGTCTGAACAAGAAATCAGCTTTGCAGATCCAACGAAAAACAAGAACGTCTTTGCAAACTTCCGCGCCCTTGAAAACCAGTTATCCAGCGATATTACCAGCCGCCTCGGTGAATTGATACAGGCGGCGCTTCCTTATACGGCTGAAATCCTGTCAAGCGGCGGGACGGCATTTAAGAACAGCGTCGGCAGCACCACATTGACGGCCCGCGTGTTAAAAGGCGATACGGACGTCACAAGCCAATATACAATCAAATGGTATAAAGACGACGCTGAAACGTCCACGGGAAAAAGTCTGACAGTATATGCTTCAAGTATCAATGATAAGAGTATTTATAAATACGAAGCCGTCGCGAATTCAGGTGAAATGGCCTGCACCGCAGAGATAACCATTATTAATGCTGACGATGGGATAGACGCGACCCTTATTTATATCCATTCTTCAAGCGGAACTTCGTTTAAGAACGATAATGTGAATACTGTCCTAACAGTAACTATTTATAACGGTTCAACCACAATAAATAATAAGGCGCAGCTAATAAGCCTATTTGGTAGTGGCGCCTACTTGCAGTGGTCTGTCAGAAAACAAGGCGATACCGGATTTTCACTCATTTCGCTCACTGATACAAGGCTTAGTAATGATGGGTTTACCTTCACAATCAGCGCATCCGACGTCAATGTTCAAGCTGTATTTAATGTTGAATTAATTGTTTAAAGGAGAAGAAAAAATGGCAGTAAAAGCACAAGCGCAGCAGACGCTTATTGATATGACCGATGCGTATTCAGTAATACTTACATCGGAATCATATACATTTAGGGGGTCACAAACTGCGGCATTAGCTGGAAGCTGTACCACACAGGTTTTAGCTTATCGTGGGAGCGAACAGGTTGGTTGTTCAATCGGGACGATGACTTCCCCGACTGGGATTTCAACGTCAAAGGATA